TGACGACGTCACCTGGCAGCGCGACGAGGTTGACGAGCGGGGGATCATGTACGGCCTCGCCAAAGGCGGGATCGTCTACGAGATCTCCATCGTCCCTCCGCTGACCACGGAGCTGTCGTCATGAACACCGAACTGTTCGCCAGCCTCCTGGAGAACGATCCTCCCGAGGTGATCACCGTGGCCCACAACCAGGACGAGCACCGCTCGTTCATCGACGGTGGCGACCGCCTGGGCTGGCACATGGACCAGGCTCCTGAGAGCCTCGACGATGCGCTCCAGAACCTGGAGATGCTCATGGAGTTCATGGGCTGGGAGCTTCCCGGCGACGAGGAGTGGGGCTATGACGAGGAGCACCCCGAGATCTGGCTCGCTGACTTTGTGAAGACCGATGGATGACGTTGAGGCTCGTCTGGCCCTCCTGGAAGCCCACATCGAGAACCTCATCGAGCGGGTCTACGACCTGGAGGGCAAGGGTCAGCGGGGCCGGCAGGCCAAGCCCATCCTGGTGAAGGAAGAGGGCATCTGCGGCCTGGATCCCGAGAGCGATTCTGCTACTTGCCCCTACGCCTCCATCTACCGCAAGCAGAAGGGTTGCAAGGGCACGGCCTGTGTAGCAGCTGCCAGCACCTACTACGCGAACTACCGCCGTGAGCACTGACTGTCCCCGTAGATGCGTTCAGCCGACGTGTGTTGCCGACTACGGCGAGTGCGCGCTGAGTTTCCGCTGCGCCGTCTGCGGTGACCTGATCACGCACGACTGGGCGGGGCACCCGACGCACGTCTCCACCCCCGACGACCATGAACCGGTCAGGCCCAACCATGAGTGATGCAATCGGACCGCCGTCCGACAGCTTCCACGTCCTCGGCATGACCGACGACGAGCTACGGAACTACGCCGTGCAGGAGCAGATCCTCCACGATCCCTCCAAGCAGGGCCATGGCTACGACCGCTGTGAGCACTGTCACTACGCGCGCCACCCGTGCTCGACGTACGACCTGGCGACCGCCGTCCTCCAACTTCTGGATCGTGACGACTCACGTCTGTGAGCACTGTCACGGTGTGCTCTCCTCGTCACGGCGCATCTCGCTTGCACTGACCATCGAGCACCACGAGGACACCTGCCCTGCCGGCATCCGGGTGAAGCGCACCCCCGTTAAACCCCCCGCTGAGGTGCCTCGCAAGAGGATCATCCCCCGCTCGGCTGTCTGATACCGGGGTTACGAGCTATCTTCCCTGCGTATGGCACTGGAGATCACCGATCTCGGCTACGGACCCAGCGACGAGGAGCTTGAGGAGCTTCTCGCCGCCGAGGCGGCTGAGGCTGCCGAGGAGTCGGCTGAGGAGGAAGAGGACTTCCTGATCCTCGACGCCGAGATGGCGAACTTCGTGGACGAGCTCACCAAGCGGTGCGTGCTGTTCTGCGAGGAGCTGTGGGGCCAGGACTTCTACCCCTACCAGCGAGCGATGAGCTACCGCATGGTGGAGAGTCTCATCCTCCAGGACGCCGAGGAGATCACGGGCCTGCTGGCCCGCCAGTCCGGCAAGTCCGAGGTCGTCGCCACCACGCTGGCCGGCTGCATGATCCTGTTCCCGATCCTGGCGAAGACGTACCCCATCATGGAGCGCTTCAAGTTCGGCCTATGGGTGGGCCTGTTCGCACCCGTGGACGAGCAGAGCGACATCGTCTACCGCCGGCTGATCACCCGCCTGACCTCCGATCGGGCCGCGCAGTTCCTCAACGACCCCGAGATCGCCACTCGCATCGATGCCAAGAGCAGGGAGATGAAGCTCTCCAACGGCTCCTCCTGCCGCCGGCAGACTGCCAACCCCAGGGCCAAGATCGAGGGTGCTACCTACCACGTCATCGTCATCGACGAGGCCCAGGACTGTGACACCCAGGTGATCCGCAAGTCGGTCCACCCGATGATGGCCTCGACCGGCGGCTCGATGATCAAGATCGGCACCCCTGGCTACACCAAGGGCGACTTCTACAACGCCATCAACCTCAACAAGCGTCGGGCCAAGGGCAAGCGCTCGAACCACTTCGAGTACGACTACCGGGTCGTCAGCAAGTACAACCCGGCCTACCGACGCTTTGTGGAGAAGGAGAAGGTTCGCATCGGGGAGGACTCCGAGGAGTTCCAGATGAGCTACGCGCTCCGCTGGATGCTCGATCGGGGCATGCTCGTCACCGAGGACGACCTCGACGCCCTGGCCGACAAGACGATCCCTCTGATCAGGGGCTGGCATCGTACGCCCTGCGTGGTGGGCATCGACCCGGCCCGTGTCAAGGACTCCACGGTGGTCACGGTCATGTGGGTGGACTGGGACCACCCTGATCCTGCTGGTTACCGGGAGCACCGCATCCTCAACTGGCTGGAGATCCACAACACGGCCTGGGAGGAGCAGTACTTCCAGATCATGGAGTTCCTTGACCCCTACCGCATCAGCCACATCGGGGTCGACGCCCAGGGCATGGGCTCAGCGGTCGCCGATCGCATGCAGCGCCTGATGGGCTCGCGCTGTGAGGTGATCCCCTTCAACAGCGACGCCAAGACGCAGAGTGAGCGCTGGAAGCACCTCATCCAGCTGATCCAACGCCAGATGCTGATCTATCCCGGCCACTCCAAAGCACGGCGTACCAGGGTGTGGCGGCGATTCCGCCAGCAGATGTCCGACGCCGAAAAGGTCATGAAGGGGCAGTACCTGCTCATCGAGGCCCCTCACGAGCGTGAGGCCCACGACGACTACGTCGACTCCGCAGCGCTGGCTTGTGCTTGCACGCTTGGTGACTCGGTGCCAGTGGTCGAGGTCATCGACAGCCCGTTCTACCGGTGAGCTCTCGAGGCCTCGAGCGGGTCGTCCCTAGCCTTCAGCTGTAACGAGAGTATGATCCGGCCGATACCCGGCTACCAGGAGGCCCGCCCATGAGCTACCGGCCAGAATCCGGCTACGAGCACGTCATGGCCGTCAACAACACTCGTCGGGGCCCGCTGCGCTTCGAAGAGGGCGTGGCGACGGACACCGACATCCCCAACGACTTCGCTCAGGGTGCCTACGGTGACCCCAGCGGTGACGCTCGTGGCCGGCCGTTCACCCCGATCAAGGATCCGGCGCAGACGATGCAGGAGCGGGCCCATGTCGGCTCGGCCACCTGGATCGAGGCTCCGACCATGCTCCAGGACTTCATCATCGGCGCGTCGATCGGCCAGGGCCCGTCGGAGTTCGAGCTTGAGCTTGGCTCTGAGCGGCGGCTGGTCCGCAACTCACCAGCGACAGTCCAGGACTGACCGATGGCCCTGAAGAAGGGCCCGAAGCTGGCCGCCATCACGCCGATGAAGGCCGCCCCTGGACGGCCGGTCACCAACACGCAGAAGTTCGCAGTCAAGCCGATCGGCCCCAACAGGTCGAAGACCGGCTTCGAGATGGCGAACACGACCCCCGAGGCCATCCAGATGGCGAAGGAGCACTACCTCACGCAGGGGGTCCTGCCGCCGTCCATGGCTCCGAACATCGGCAAGCCCGAGGTTCAGCGGGTCGCGAAGGCCAAGGCAGTCAGCAAGGGGTTCATCAAGCCCCGGAGTCGGATCTCGTGACTTCCTGCACGACGGCCTCCAACTCCTCAGGCGTCCAGCCCTTCTCCTCGGCCATCTCGCCCAGCTTGCGTCGTGCGGCACCGGAGTACTGGGCCCCTTGGGAGTACGCCCACACCCGATCCCGGTCCTCAGCGGTCAGGTCCTTGATCATGAGTTCAAGCTAGCAGGTATGTCGTGGATGTAGATCAGCAGATCGCCTTCATCGAGCACATGGAGGCCATGAAGACGGAGATCGAGGAGACGGGCGAGTGCAGCATGCCTCCGTTCTCCTTCGTGACCCCTGAGCAGGCCGAACTGATCGTGAAGGGGTTGCGTGATGGTTAAGGCATCGCAGCGTGGCGCACCTGCTCCCAACCCCATGATGGGAGCGAGTCCCGAAGACCTCAACCCGGACCAGGTAGGTGCTCACGCCCAGTCGGAGTACCGACGGGGCTGGTCAGAGCGTCATGCCAAGGCTGAGGCTGTCGATCGGGACATCAAGAGCCTGGCCTTCCCTGGTGTAGGTGACGCACCCGGTGCGATCGAGACGATGGCCGGCGACGACTACGCCGCCATCGGTGCCTCTGTCCCTGGTGGTCTCGGTCCGCACCACATGTTCTCCCACGAGAAGACCCTCCAGAAGTGGGAGGTCCCCGACCTGCCACCGTCGCATCACGAGGGCTTCGGATCCTCGGTTGCCACCAACATCGCTACCACCAACCCTTTCACCGGGAAAAAGAACCTCCCCGATACCCCGCACATCGAGCGGGAGGTCAATAAGCTCGCCGGCCGCATGATGCCTGGTGGGCACCCCGATCCTCTCGGCCAGGGTGTTACGAACCGTCGTCGGACCATCCAGGAGAGCTTGGCCCTGGGTGACCCGGATGCTGCGTGGTACCAGGGTAAGGCGCAGGCTCTCATCTACCACAAGGCCCAGGAGATCGAGGCACCCGTCCCGATGGTGCGGAAGTCCACTGCGGCTGAGTCCTCCAAGATGCCGTGGGACCATGAGTACGCGGACAGTCCGGCGAACCAGAAGCTGGGTAGAGCCGGTCAGACGGTGTTCCCCAACATCGAGAACAGTGGCCGGATCATCAAGGAGTCGAGAGGTCTGCCAGAGGACGAGGCGATCGAAGCGGTCAAGGGGGCCAGGATCGCTGGTGTTGGTCGTGAGGATGCCGCCAGGGTCGTTTCCCGGATGGATGCCGGCCAGATGGCCGGCTCCGACCCGCTCCCTCTGAAGGGCTTGGCCGAGAAGCGCAAGTCCTTCGAGGTCAACCTCTCGGACCCCACCCACGAGAAGTGGGGATACTCGGGTTACGTCAACCGTCACCAACTGTCAGCACATACCGCTGACGTGCAAGATGCACGGGCTGCTGGCTACCACGAGGAGC